CTCGTCGGCGGGCCGGAGGGCTTCCGCTATCCCGCGCTGTGGGAGAACAAATGCCTCGGCGCGAAGGCATGGCGCGAGCTGGAAGCCAAAGGCCTCGCGGTCGCCAAGCCGGTGTACGCGGCGCAGGTGGCGCTGTATCAGGCGCACCTGCAACTGCACGAGCACCCGGCGCTGTTCACCGCGATCAACGCCGACACGATGGACATCTACGTAGAGCTGGTGGATTTCGATCCATCGCTCGCGCAGCGCATGACCGACCGCGCGGTCAAGGTCATCACTGCGACCGAGGCCGGTGATCTGCTGCCTCGCAACTTCAACGACCCCACCCATTTCGAATGCCGCATGTGCGCGTGGCAAGACCGCTGCTGGAGGCCGACATGAACCACACCCCTTTGGATCAGGTGCTCGGCGAGCAATTCATCGACGCGCGCCAAGCGGCGCTGATGTTCAATCTGCCGACCTACTGGCTCTCGCAAGCCAAGGAACGCCAGCAGCGTCGCATCCCACACTACCGCGTCGGCAAGCTCGTGCGCTTCAAGCCCAACGAACTGGAAGCGTGGATCGTCGCGCAGCAGCCCTCCGGCGAGGAGGCTGTGGATGCTTGATTTCAACGACACGCACACCCCTGTTCCTCGTGACCTTGATGCCGAACGCGAAGCGATCCGCGCCGAACTGCTGGCGCGGCTGGAATCGGTCCTGGCCGCGCTGTTCCCGGCGGGCCGCAAGCGCGGCGGCAAGTTCCTCACCGGCGACGTACTCGGCAGTCCGGGCGACAGCTTGGAGATCGTGCTCGATGGCGACAAGGCGGGCCTGTGGACGGATCGCGCCACGGGCGACGGCGGTGACATCTTCGCGCTGATCGCCGCCCACCACGGCATCGATGCCCACGCCGGCTTCCCGCGCACGCTCGACGCGGCGACCGAACTGCTCGGACGTGCTCCGATGGCGCTGGCGCGCAAAACGAAAAAGGAAGCGCCCGTCGACGACCTCGGCCCGGCCACCGCGAAGTGGGACTACCTCGACGCCTCCGGCAAGCTGATCGCGGTCGTCTACCGCTACGACCCGCCCGGCCGCAAGAAGGAGTTCCGTCCGTGGGATGCGCGCCGTCGCAAGATGGCTCCGCCCGATCCGCGCCCGCTCTACAACCAGCCGGGCATGAGCAGCGCCGCGCAGGTGGTCTTGGTCGAGGGCGAGAAGTGCGCGCAGGCGCTGATCGACGCGGACGTCAATGCCACCACCGCGATGCACGGCGCGAACGCGCCGGTCGAGAAGACCGACTGGTCGCCGCTGGCGGGCAAGGCCGTGCTCATCTGGCCCGACCGTGACAAGCCGGGCTGGGAGTACGCGACGCAGGCGGCACAGGCCATCCTGTCGGCGGGCGCGAAGACCTGCCACATTCTGTACCCGCCCGAAGAAGCGGCGGAAGGCTGGGACGCGGCGGACGCCGTGGCCGAAGGCTTCGACGTCGCGGCCTTCCTCACTCACGGCCCGCGCCTCCAAATGCACGACATCGACGAGGATGCCGCGCCGGTCGTCAGCAGCGACGAATCGGTGTGGGGCACCGAAGATGCGCTGGCGCTGGCCTTCACCCGGCGCTACCACCGCGACTGGCGCTACGTCGCGGCCTGGGGACGCTGGCTGGTGTGGGACGGGCATCGCTGGCGCACCGAGGACACGCTGGCGGCGACCGACCTGATCCGAAGCGTCTGCCGTCATGCCGCCATCCACGCCGACAACCCGAAGATCGCCGCCAAGCTCGCCACCTCCGGCACGGTCGGCGGCGTCGAACGGCTGGCACGCGCGGATCGCAGGCACGCGGCCACCACCGCCGAATGGGACGCCGATCCGTGGCAGCTCAACACGCCCGGCGGTGTGGTCGATCTCAAGACCGGCAGGCAGCGCACGCACGACCGTGCCGACCGGATGACCAAGATCACCACGGCCACGCCCGGTGGCGACTGCCCGATCTGGCGGCAGTTCCTCGCCGAGGTCACGGGCGGCGATGCCGAACTACAAGCCTACCTGCGACGCATGACTGGCTACGCGCTCACCGGCTCGACGCAGGAGCACGCGCTGTTCTTCCTCTACGGCACGGGCGCGAACGGCAAGTCGGTGTTCGTCAACACGCTGGCCACGATCTTGGGCGACTACGCGGCCAACGCGCCGATGGACACGTTCATGGAGATGCGCACCGACCGGCATCCGACCGACATGGCGGGTCTGCGCGGCGCACGGTTCGTCGCCGCCATCGAAACCGAGCAAGGGCGGCGTTGGGCCGAATCGAAGATCAAGAACCTCACGGGCGGCGACAAGATCTCCGCGCGCTTCATGCGGCAGGACTTCTTTGAATTCTTCCCGCAGTTCAAGCTGTTCGTCGCGGGCAACCACAAGCCCGCCATCCGCAACATCGACGAAGCGATGAAGCGGCGTCTGCACCTGATCCCGTTCACGATCACCGTGCCGCCCGAACGCCGCGACAAGCATCTCCAGCAGAAGCTCTTGGCCGAGCGGGACGGCATCTTGGCGTGGGCGGTCCAGGGCTGTCTCGACTGGCAGCGTCTGGGCAGGCTCGATCCGCCGCAGCAGGTGCTCGAAGCGACCGAGGAGTATTTCGAGGCCGAGGACGCGCTGGGCCGCTGGCTCGACGAACGCTGCGTGCGCGAGGCCAACGCGAAGTCGCTGACCGCCGAGCTGTTCGGCGACTGGAAGCAGTGGGCCGACTCCGCAGGCGAGTTCATCGGCTCGCAGCGCCGGTTTTCCGACCTGCTCATCACCCGTGGCGTCGAGAAGTGGCGCAACACGGCGGGCGTTCGCGGCTTCCGTGGCATTGGCCTCAAGAACCCGCCCATGCCCGCTTACACCCCATACGCCGACGACTGACAGCCATGCCGACGTATCCGACTGACACATTTGACGCACTACGTCGTAACTTCCCCCGCGCGTGAGCGCGTGCGCACGCCTCATGGGAGTTTCGATGTCGAGTGTCGGATGCGTCAGTCCTCACCGAACGAGGAACGCAACCATGACCACCACCATCCTCGCCCTCGACTTGGGCACTACCACCGGCTGGGCGCTGCGCGGCAGCGACGGCCACATCACCAGCGGCTCTGAGAGCTTCCGCCCGCAACGCTTCGAAGGCGGCGGGATGCGCTTCCTGCGCTTCAAGCGGTGGCTCACGGAACTGAAGGCCGCGACCAGCGGCATCGACGCGCTGCACTTCGAGGAGGTGCGCCGCCACGTCTCGACCGATGCGGCGCACGCCTACGGCGGCTTCCTCGCCACCCTCACCGCGTGGTGCGAGCACCACCAGATTCCGTATCAGGGCGTGCCGGTCGGCACGATCAAGAAGCACGCCACGGGCAAAGGCAACGCAGGCAAGGAGGACGTGATCGCTGCCGTCCGCGCGCGCGGTCACGCCCCGTCCGACGACAACGAGGCCGACGCGCTGGCGCTGCTGCACTGGGCCATCGCGCAGCACGATCTGGAACGGGAGGTGTGAGATGAAGATTCCCACGCCCACCTATCGCTGCCCGCTGGCGCGCGTCCAGCCCGAGACCACCGACCTCGAAGCGATGAAACAACGCGGCTGGCGCGACCAGCACATCCTCGTCGTCAATGCCACCGACGACCGCCTCGACTTCATCGAGCGGGAGTTCATCCGTCGCCTCGGCGAACGGCTCTACGGAGGGACACGTCATGGCTGACCGTCGAACCCCGTGGACGATTGACGACGTGGCGGCGCGCTTCGAGGAGGCGGCGAGCACCGGACGACGCCTGCCGCCCGTGCGAGTGCAGGGCTACTTCAACACGTGGCCGATCATCGTGCGCAAGGAGTGGGAAGCCTTTGCCGCCGACGAGCACGTCTACCGACCGTTTCCTCCGACCCCGGACGCCATCGACCGGATGCTGGAGACGATGAAGTGGGTGCAGTGGCTGGAGGTCGAGCAACGGCATCTGGTGTGGATGCGCGCCAAGCGGTACGGCTGGCGCGACATCACCATCCGCTTCGCCTGCGACCGCACGACGGCATGGCGGCGCTGGCAGCGCGCCTTGCAGACGGTCGCCGACCAACTCAATGGCGTCGTCGTCGCGTAGTGATTTGGCGTGATTTGGCGCGCATGGTCTGCAATGCGAGTGCATCGGCGAGCGTCAGCGGCTTTTGAGCGTGCAACAAAAACCGGCTCCCGAGCGTAGTATTCAGTCCATGCTCGGGATCAGTGACGAAGAAGCCACAGTCGCTTCAAAGCCACGCTCCCGAGGCGAAATGGGCCCTTCCTGCGGAATAACCCATGCGGGGGGCGCGAGCGCGACGCTTTCCTAGCGTCAGGGTGCGAACCGAGGTTCGCACGGTTCGCAGGTTCGCACCCGTCCAGTTCGCACCTATTCACTCCAACCCGCCCACGGCATCGTCCGTCGGCGGGTTTCGTTTTTCCGGAACCCGAAACCTTGAACCCTCTGAACGTCGAGTACCGCAAGGTCGAGACGCTGATCCCCTACGCCCGCAATCCGCGCACGCACAACGACGCGCAGATCGCCAAGATCGCGGCCAGCATCGTCGAGTACGGCTGGACGAACCCGATCCTCGTGGATGGCGACAACGGCATCATCGCGGGCCACGGGCGTCTGGCCGCCGCGCGCAAGCTGGAACTGGCGGACGTGCCGGTCATCGAGCTGGCGCACCTGAGCCCGGCGCAGAAGCGCGCCTATGTCATCGCCGACAACCGGCTCGCGCTGGACGCGGGTTGGGACGAGGAGATGCTGGCACTGGAACTGGCCGAGCTGTCCGAGGCCGGATACGAGCTGGCGCTCACGGGTTTCGAGGACGGCGAGCTGCAAGACCTGCTGGCCAGCGCCGAGGAGCCGGATGCCAACACGCGGGTCGAAGAATCGGCGGACGACGCCGACGACGTGCCGGAAGTTCCAGCCACGGCGGTGTCCCGCACGGGTGACGTCTGGGCCATTGGCGCGCATCGCCTGATTTGTGGCGATGCCGCAGACGCCGACGTGGTCACCATCCTGATGGCGGGCGAGCGCGCGGCGTTGTGCTTCACGTCGCCGCCCTACGGCAACCAGCGCGACTACACCACCGGCGGCATCGCCGATTGGGACGCGCTGATGCGCGGCGTGTTCGACCGACTGCCGATGGCCGACGACGGTCAGGTGCTGGTCAACCTCGGCCTGATCCACCGCGACAACGAGTTCGTCCCGTATTGGGAGGCGTGGCTCGGCTGGATGCGGACGAAGGGTTGGCGGCGTTTCGGCTGGTATGTCTGGGATCAGGGGCCGGGGATGCCCGGCGACTGGCAGGGCCGCTTCGCGCCCAGCTTCGAGTTCGTGTTCCATTTCAACCGCGCCAGCCGCAAGCCCAACAAGATCGTGCCCTGCAAGTTCGCCGGGCAGGAAACCCATCTGCGCGCCGATGGCTCGTCCACGGCGATGCGCGGAAAGGACGGCGAGGTCAACGGCTGGACGCACGCGGGCCAGCCGACCCAGGACATGCGCATCCCCGATTCGGTGATCCGCGTCATGCGCCACAAAGGCAAGATCGGCGAAGGCATCGACCATCCCGCCGTGTTCCCGGTCGCTCTGCCGCAGTTCGTCATCGAGGCCTTCACCGCCGAGGGCAACGTGGTGTTCGAGCCGTTCGGCGGCAGCGGCAGCACGATGCTGGCCGCGCAGCGCACCGGGCGTGTCTGCCGTTCCGTGGAGATCGCGCCGGAGTACGTCGATGTCGCCCTCCGGCGCTTCCGGCAGAACCATCCCGAGATCGCCATCACGCTGCTGTCCACCGGCCAGAGCTTCGATGACATCGCCGCCGAACGCGAAGTGGAGGTGGCGGCATGAAGTGGCTGGCCGACAAGATCGAGCAGTGGCCTACGTCGAAGCTCGTGCCCTACGCCCGCAACGCGCGGACGCACTCCGATGCGCAGGTGGCACAGATCGCCGCCAGCATCGCGGAGTTCGGCTTCACCAACCCCATCCTCGCGGGCAGCGACGGCGTGATCGTCGCCGGTCACGGACGGCTCGCCGCCGCGCAGAAGCTCGGCGTCGACACCGTTCCGGTGGTCGTGCTCGATCACCTGACGCCGACGCAGCGCCGCGCGCTGGTGATCGCCGACAACCGCATCGCCGAGAACGCCGGGTGGGACGAGGAGCTGCTGCGCATCGAACTGGAAGGCTTGCAGGACGAAGGTTTCGACCTCGACCTGACCGGCTTCGACGCTGACGCGCTGGCCGAACTGCTGGCGGGTGACGAGCCGGTCAACGAGGGCCAGTCCGACGAGGATGCGGTGCCGGAGGTTAGCGAGACGCCTGTGTCACGCCCCGGCGATGTCTGGCAGCTTGGCCCGCATCGTCTGCTGTGCGGCGACGCGACGTTGGCCGAGAGCTATGAAGCGCTGCTCGATGGCAAGGCGGTGGACATGGTGTTCACCGACCCGCCGTACAACGTCAACTACGCCAACAGCGCGAAGGACAAGCTGCGCGGCAAGGATCGCGCGATCCTGAATGACAACCTCGGCGACGGCTTCCACGCCTTCCTGCAGGCTGCACTGACACCGATGGTCGCGCACTGCCGGGGCGCGATCTACGTGGCGATGTCATCCAGCGAACTCGATACGCTGCAATCGGCCTTCCGCGCGGCGGGCGGCAAGTGGTCTACCTTCATCATCTGGGCGAAGAACACCTTCACGCTGGGCCGCGCCGACTACCAGCGCCAGTACGAACCGATCCTCTACGGATGGCCCGAAGGCGGCGAGCGCCACTGGTGCGGCGACCGCGACCAGGGCGATGTGTGGCAGATCAAGAAGCCGCAGAAGAACGACCTGCACCCGACCATGAAGCCGGTGGAACTGGTGGAGCGCGCGCTGCGCAATTCCAGCCGCCCGGGCAACGTGGTGCTCGATCCCTTCGGCGGCTCCGGTACCACGCTGATCGCTGCCGAGAAATCCGCGCGCATCGCGCGCCTGATCGAACTCGACCCGAAGTACGCCGACGTGATCGTGCGGCGCTGGCAGGACTGGAGCGGCAAGCAGGCGATTCGCGTGGCCGATGGCCTGCCGTTCGACGTTCAGGCGGCGAGTTCCTCGCTGATGGCGCAGTGAATCACGAAGCCCGTCAGGTAGGGCAGCCCGCGCGGGATGCCGTAGTCGCGGCTGGTCTGGCGTCCAATCGTCCAGCCCATCCACTGCTGCGTGGCGGCGTCGATGGCGTCCTGCATGCTCTTGCCGTCGAACAGGCCGTTGTGGACTTCGTCCGCGAAGTGGCGTCCGTAGCGGCTGTCGAGGAAGGCGCGGACGGTGTCGACATCCTCGCCCATGGCGTTGGCGACGGCGTGCATGGCCAAGGGCCACGCGATGCTGGCGTGTCCGCCCATCGTGCCCCAGAAACCCCAACCCTCGTTGCGTGTGGCGGGGATGGTCTCGTTGCTCATGTTCTGCTCCTTGGTGGCTGCGTTGCGATGCTTGTAGTAACGCGCTGTGCGAGCCGGAAGCCAAGCTCTATCTGGCCTCCGGCTCGATCTTTCTCAGGCGACGCGGTAGACGCGCTCGCCGCCCTGGGCCTTGTCCGAGGTGAGGGTCAGGCCGAGCTTCTTCTTGAAGGCTCCGGCGAAGGTGCCGCGCACGGTGTGGGCCTGCCAGCCGGTGGCGGCGCAGATCTGGTTGATGGTCGCGCCCTCCGGGCGCTGGAGCATCCGGATGACCTCGGCCTGCTTGCTGTTCTTGCGGCTGCGCGTGGCGGGCTTGTCGCTGTCGGCCTTCTGCTTCGTCCACTGAGCTTCGGCAGCGCTCACGGCGGCCTCCAGTTCCGCATCAAGGGGCTCCGGAACTGTGGGCGCTGTGGTCTGGGAGGCTTCGGCGTTGGCGATGACTTCGTCGAGCTTGACCTCGAAGCTGCCGATTCGCCTCTCGCTACCGGGGCGCGGCATGCCCAGGGCGTCGTAGCCCTCGGCGGCGACGCGCCAGCTCTTGCCGTCCTGGCCGTCGGGCGTGATCAGGGCGCGGTTGAACATGCCTGCCAGCACCTTCGTGCGCGCACCGCCTTTGATGTTGTCGGGAAACCACTCGATCTTGCCGCCGCTGGTGTTGATGGCCTTGGCGAGGATGGCGTGCTGGGCCGGGGTGAGTTGCGTGGTGCTCATGGTCTGCTCCTTTGCAGTGGTTGATTGGGATCGTGATGAACGCGCTGTTCACCGGTGAAGCCAAGATCTTTCTGCTTCAACGCCCGCGCAGCGACGAGATGCCCGCTTCGGCCAGTTCGAGGGCGGCGGCATGGAACGCGGTTTCCGCGATCCACGGCGCAGTCCGCGCGTCATCCAACAGTTGATCGACGACCGTCTTGGCGCTGGCGCGCATCGATGCACAGGCAGCTTCGAGTTGGGCGTTGCTGGCAGTGGCGACTTCGTTGCGGCAGACGCGAACCAAGACCGTCATCGCGGCTTCGGCGAGCTTGATGGCGAGGGTGTCAGGGGCTGGCTTGTTCATGGGTCGTCCTTTCGACGTGGTTGATGGCGTGACGTGATGAACGCGCTATTCCCAATGGAAGCCAAGCTCTTTCTGCTCGCACAGGAGCCACCCGAAAAATGATTGAAGAAGGTGCCGATGGGACTCTCGATTCGCGCCTATGCGCGCCACCGTGGCGTTTCCGACGCGGCGGTGCGCAAGGCCATCGCGGCGGGCCGCATCACGCCGGAGGCCGACGGCACCGTTGACCCGGATCGCGCCGACGCCGAGTGGGCCCGCAACACCGAAGCGCCGCGCAACGGCACGCGGGCCAGGCCCGTGCGCGTGGCCGTACCGCCTGACACCGCACCTGCAGGCGACGGCCCGGCCGCACTCCCTGCGGGTGGTACCTCGCTGCTTCAGGCCCGCACCGTCAACGAGGTCGTCAAGGCGCAAACCAACAAGG